AGACAATAGAAGATAGAATCATATGTGAAAAAATAAAAAAATTTTTAAGAATAGATAGAATAGAACCTTTATGAGAAACTACGATGACGCAGATTACAAAAAGTTCAGGCTATCGGTCTTGAGAAGAGATCGTTTTAAATGTCAGATGCCTAGCTGTAAAAGTAAAAAGAACCTACATGTGCATCATATAAAACAATGGGCTAAAGCTCATTCGCTTAGATATGAATCATCAAATGGAATAACTTTATGCAAGCACTGTCACCAATCTATTACTGGTCGAGAAATACATTACGAAAATTTATTTAGAGAAATTATAAATGAGTAAATACAAACAAGCTCCCGACTTTACCGTGATTAAAGATACCCGTGAGCAAGACGGATACTATTTTAGTAAGTTTAACACCTGCGCTGGAATGGTTGAGCATAAGCTTGACACGGGTGATTATTCTATACAAGGCTTAGAGGATAAAATATGCATAGAAAGAAAAGGTTGCGTTGAAGAACTTGCTCAGAACTTAGGTTCTAAAAAACATGCTTTTGTAAATGAGATAGAAAGAATGGAAACTTTTCCTCACAAGTATTTAGTTCTTGAATTTTCTTTAGATGAACTAATAAAGTTTCCGAAAGAAACCAGAATACCAATTAAAAATAAATCAGCAGTTAAAATAACAGGTAGGTATATGCTTAAGTGCTTAATAGAGTTTGAGCTTTATAATAATGTACATGTATTGTTTTGTGGAGACAAGCACACGGCATTCCTAGCGGTTAGTAGTATTTTTAAAAGAATAAACGAGATGTATACAATCGGGAGAAAAACATAAGATGTCTAATATTAATCAAGACAAACTATATGACTTCCACAATTATGGTTGCAATATTAAAACCAGAGAGATATTTTTACATAATCACTACGGTAATAATGATGAAGATAATCCGGGCGTGGAATATAAAATGTCTAATACATTCTTAAAAAACCTAAGAGCATTAGACCAAGAAAGCAACGGCGACATTATTGTACATATGCAAAGCGTTGGTGGAGAATGGTCAGATGGCATGGCTATTTATGATGCTATAACAATGTGTAAAAGCAAAGTTGTAATGATTGCGTATGGTCAAGCAGAATCTATGAGTAGTATAATACTTCAAGCTGCTTATAAAAGATTGATGACACACAATACTTATTTCATGTGTCACTATGGCAGCACAGAAGCTGGTGGGCATTATCTAAATGTTCAAAATTGGGTTAAGTATGAAAAACAAATTTGTGAAATTATGATGGATATATATTCTTCAAGATGTGTTAAAGGGAAGTACTTCAAAGACTTAGAGTACGATCAAGAAAAAGTTAAGAAATTTCTATATAGAAAATTAAAAAGTGGAGATTGGTTTTTAAATGCACAGGATGCGGTTCATTATGGTTTTGCTGACGGGGTGTTGAATAAATGGCCTTAAAAAAATTAAAACACATAGAAGAAGCTTGGTTGGGTCTAGATAATATAGATCCTGTATTGTTCAATCCAATGTCAATTTTAAAATCAAGTGAGGATGATTTTAATATAAAATTAGCTTGGATAATGACTCGTCCTGAATATTTTTCTTTTCTCTGTAGTCACATATTAAATGTTCAGCTGTTACCATCTCAAGCGCTAGTTTTACAAGAGCTTTGGATTAGAAAATTCCCCATGCTTATAGCTAGCCGAGGTTTTGGCAAATCCTTCATGCTTTCTCTATACGCTATAATGAGAGCCTTGATACTTCCACGGAGAAAGATTGTGGTAGTAGGTGCTGCTTTTAGACAGTCTAAAGTATTGTTTGAATATATGGAAACGATATGGCGTAATTCTCCTATGCTTAGAGATATCTGCGATGGAGATAGCGGCCCACGTAGAGACACAGACAGGTGTACGCTTAGATTAAATGATAGTACAGTTACTTGCTTACCTTTGGGTGATGGTCAAAAAATTAGAGGTCAAAGAGCAAATGATATTATTGCTGATGAGTTCGCGTCTATACCTAGAGAAATTTTTGAAAACGTTGTAGCTGGGTTTGCTGCTGTTAGTTCCGATCCTGTTGAAAACGTAAAAAGAATGGCTGCTAAGAAAAAAGCTATTGAGCTTGGCGTAAAAATTGAAGAGGAACAAGACAAAGAGCAAAGTAAAGATAATCAAATTATTTTATCAGGTACTGCTTATTATGACTTTAATCATTTTGCTACATACTGGAAAAAGTGGAAATCAATTATAAATAGTCGTGGAGAGTTATCAAAATTAAGGGAAGTATTTGGTGGAGAAGATCCACCAGAAGATTTTGATTGGACTCAGTATTCTGTTATAAGAGTTCCATACGAGTTATTACCAAAAGGTTTTATGGATGCAGATCAGGTAGCAAGATCTAAAGCAACTGTTCATACTGGTATTTATCAAATGGAGTATGGAGCGTGTTTTACCAGAGACAGTCAAGGTTTTTTCAAAAGATCTTTAGTAGAGTCTTGTGTTGTTTCTGATCAAAACCCTATAAATGACAAGTCTGGTAACGCTATAAATTTTGAATCAGTTTTGATGGGTAAGCAAGATAGAAGATATATTTTTGGTGTTGACCCCGCATCTGAAGTAGATAATTTTAGTATTGTTGTTTTAGAGCTACATCCAGACCATAGAAGAATTGTTCATTGTTGGACAACTAATAGATCAGAACATAAAGAAAAAGTAAAAAAGGGACTTTCATCCGAAACAGATTTTTACGCTTATTGCGCTAGGAAGATTAGAGATTTAATGAGACTATTTCCTTGTGTTCATATAGCAATGGACGCTCAAGGTGGCGGTGTTGCTGTCATGGAGTCTCTTCACGACAAAGATAAGATAAAAGAAGGAGAGATACCCATTTGGCCCGTTATCGACGAAGATAAAGCTAAAGACACTGACGATCAAAGAGGGCTTCATATCTTAGAAATGTGTCAGTTTGCTAAATATGATTGGCTGTCTGGAGCTAACCACGGAATGAGAAAAGATTTTGAAGATAAAGTTTTACTGTTCCCTTCTTTTGATCCACTTAGCTTATCTATCTCAGAGCATGAGGATGATATAAAAGGAAGAATTTTTGACACCTTGGAAGAGTGCGTTCTGGACATAGAGGAGCTTAAAGATGAGCTGTCTATGATTCAAATGACGCAAACAGCTTCTGGTAGAGATAGGTGGGATACTCCAGAAGTTATAGTGGGAACTGGCAAAAAAAGAAAAATGAGAAAAGATAGATATTCTTCTTTGTTGATGGCTAATATGGCTGCTAGAATTATAGAAAGAGCGCCAACTCAAGCTGAGTATCAATTTTATGGAGGTTTTGCCACGGGCGGTCATGATGACAAAAAAGGTAAAGATTTATATAATGGACCTAGTTGGTTCGCTGATAATATGAAAGATGTGTATTAATACATATACAGTTAGATTACATTTGCATTGAGGTAAAAATGAGCGATAATAATTTTTTAACTTGGAATGATCAAGATTCTTCTAGCAAAGAACAAGCTCTTGCTAATTTTTCTGAGAGCGTAGATTCTTATACTGGATTGGGAAAAAGCTCTGGTAGTAGTTATCGTCATTTTATTGACATTGAACCTAACCGTTCTGTTAGGCCGGGATTTAATGCCAGTGATTATTATGCATTTCGTCCGGGCGAAGCTGTTCCAAATCAACAGCGTAGAATTATTAAAATGTGCATGGACGCATATGATAAAGTCGGTATCATCAGAAATGTTATCGACCTGATGGGTGATTTTGGGAGTCAGGGTATTCAAATTGTACACAGAGATCAAAGCGTTGAAAAGTTTTATCAGCAGTGGTTTAATTATGTTAATGGTAAAGAACGTTCTGAAAGATTCTTGAACAATCTTTATAAAACTGGAAATGTTATTATATATCGCAGCATGGCTAATGTAACTCCGCAGTTACAAAATTACATGAAAGCTTTGTCTAGTGATATAAGGGTAGAAGTTCCAAATATGATCAAGAACGTTATCCCTTGGAGATATAATTTCTTTAACCCTCTCACGGTTAAGAATAAGGATGGAAATCTCTCCCTGTTTATGGGTTTGAAAAACTATACCATTACAACAAATTCTTTCTTTGATAA